GCATTAAAGTAATTACGCTAGTTTCAGCATTAGTACTTTTCCAGTCTTTTAACAATTTCTGAATTCCAACTGAGAAAGCAACAACTGCTAACGCAACTAGTGAAACGGTCTGTATGAAACTGTGGTCATTAATCTCCACCATAATCAGATCTCCTTATTAGCAGGGGTTGTATATTTACTTATAATCCAAACGGCAAGTCCGCCTTTTAGATTGGGATAAAAGCTTGTCAAGAAAAAATATTGGAATGTTCTGACATTTTGGTATATTATACCACAAGGGCGGGGTGTTGTCAATGCAAAAAAATACCCTGCCCAAACAATGGACAGGGTATAATTTTTGCGAAAGTTTAGGTTATGGAGGCGCATTGGGGCTTAGCTGACGCACAGTACCATTAACATAGGTTGATTGAACATTACCTGGGCTAATTGTTCTAGCCTTAACCATTACTTTAAAGTTATATCCAGCATTTGGATTTGTAGTATAATACCCATCTAAAGTACCAAGTGGAAAGAAACCATTAACGCCGCTAATAGGTTGTCCACCTGTAAAATCATTATATCCGGCTTCTTGACCGCCTGTACCATTCGCTAAAACGTTTACCCAGATTGCAACACGTACTATAGTAGTTGGAGTTATTGAACTACTCATATTAATTGCGTAGGTAATAGTTTCTGCATTGTAGTAAATGTCGTTATACATAGTATCTACCACAGAAGTTACCCAAGGTATTTGAGCTGTTACTTCAGCTATAGTGAAAGTAAATGATTGCCCAGTACTTAAACTAATTGTTACACTTTGTGCTGGAGTTGCGCTACTGGGAAGACTTGCAGTTACTTGAATATACGTAAGAAAACTACTTCCACTAACTGTAAAACTACTAGGGCTTATAGTAACACGGCTAGCTCCTGGTCCACTTGCGGTAACAGTAACGGATGTACCGTTTGCGTTTGTAGCATAGTAATAAAAGTTTGGTCCAGCACCGTTTCCTAAAGTAGTCCAAGTATTACCTATACTATAGGCTGGTGCTACGTAACCACAAGTAGTACTATTATTAGTATCAACATTATATGTACCACCACTACCATTATTATAAACTTGTCGGTATGTAAAAGGCGCGCTGGTGGTAAGACAATAAGCAGTTACAAGAGTACCACTTGCAGGGTATATTGAAGTATCCGAAATAGCTACTGAAGTAGTGGCTGCTTGATTATTTAAAGTAATAGTAAAGGTTTCAGCACCTTCTGTGGTTGCATCAGCTGCTACACTATATGAAAGCACATCACCATTACTCAGTGTACCAGTAAGGCTGGCTCCGCTAAGATCTGCAGAGCTAACCCCGGTAATAGTATAACCAAAACTTCCAGCTTGATTGGTGTTTAAGGTAATAGTAAAACTACCGCCTTCAACTACGCTTGAAACAGATCGTACAAGTGAATAGGTTACAACATAACCACAGGTAGCACTGTTATTAGTATCAACATTATATGTACCACCACTACCATTAGTATAAACTTGTCGGTATGTAAAAGGCGCGCTATAGCTAAGACAATAAGCAGTTACAAGAGTCCCGGCTCCAGGATATAATGAGGTATCATTAATAGTAATGTCTCCGCTTGTTGCAACAACAGATCCACCTATCTTTGCATTTATTCTAAAATATTCTGAGCCTTCTGTGGTTGCATCCGCCGCTGCTGAGTATGTTACACTTACGTTTCCAGCATTGTTTGTTGCTCCTACACTATGAGTTGTAGTATTTAAGGTAACATCTGATACTCCACTTGCTCCACTACTGGGCGCAGTTAGTTCAAATGTTATTGCTGTGTTAGCTGCGTAACTATAATTAAATTGTACAGAACCACTTGAACCTTCGCTAAAAGCTGATGTTGTATTAAAACTATAAGAGGGCGTAACATTAACTAAAGTAATAGTTTTAAAAGCTACTTCTGTTCCACTAGTACTTCCAGTTCTAAGACTTATTCTTACGGCTGTATTTGCTGTAGTTATTGCTGTTGTAAAACTAACATTGCTTGTAAAAGTATCTGAGTTTACTGTTACAGTACTTGAGCTTGGTGTTACTAATGCATTATCTGTAGTTAAATACAATGTTGTACCATTAACGTTATTTGCACTAACAGTTACAGGATAAGAATTAGATTCATTCCAATTATCGGCAGCTGAAAGTGAGTATCCAATAGTTTTACTAGTATCATTTACAATAATATCATTACTAGTATAAGTAACTCCATCTACTGTTGCCGTAAGCCTAAAAGCTTCAGGGCCTTCAGTTGATACGTCTGCTACTGCAGAGTACTGTACATTTATAGAAGTAGCAGCATCTCCAACAACTGTCCAACTACCTGTTAATAGTGCCCCATCACTTGATCCAGAAATACTTACGCCTGCTAGTGGTGCAACTATACCAAAAGTTACGGTTTTACCTCCAGCATTGGTAGCATTAAAAGTAGTATAACCTGTTGCACCTTCATTAACATTTCCAGGAGTACTCCAGGTATATACTCCCGCTTTACTAGTATCATTAACTGTAACGCTTAGGGATTGACTTAAACCGTCAAGGCTTAGAATAAACGTTTCAGTACCTTCTCCTGTTGATAAGTCGTTTGCAAAAGTAAAACTAGCCGTAGCTGTATTATTAACAACTACAAATTTACCGGATATGCCTCCAGCACTTAAGTCAGCTGCAGCAATACCAGTAACAGTATAGAAAAATTCTGTGTAGTCAGCTACTAAAGTAGTATTTAAACTAACTATAACTGTAGTTCCTTCATCTCGTGAACTAAAATTTGAAGATAGTGTGTACGTAGGATTAGATCCGCCACCACCTCCGCCAGCAGAAACAGCCTCATATAAAGGAGCATCTGCTACAATAATAGATAGCTGGTTGTTGTTACCACTAGTAAAAGTTGTTTGTGTTAGCGGCCACGCATAGTCTTCGTTGTAATAATCTACAACATATAACCTACTATATAGTGTACTGCCTACTCTTCTAAATGCTGCCTCGTACAAATATTCTTGGTGAGCAAAACTATTTGGAGGACCTTTATTAATTCTTAAAGCATGAAAATCCGGTAACATAAATATCGGGTTGCTAGGCACAGATAAGCTAACAGCAACTGGGGTAGTTCCATAATTATTTACATTTGCTCCTGATACAGAAAATGCAAACGTATCACTAATACTATAGGGTGCTAGTTGTACAAAATTACTATCAAAAGTTTTTTGTCCCGCACTATTAAACATACGTAATGCGGGACCTGTTGAACTTAAACTATTAATACCTGCGGCAGTTACTGCAAAAACATAAGCAGTAGGTAGCGTATAAGTTAATGCACTACCAGTAGAGTTAGCATAAACAAAACAAGTAAGTCTTTCATTTAAATAAGCTATAGAAGTATCAAAGTTATAGTAAATGTCATTAGCCCCATTGTCCGGCAAAGTCCACATTACAACATATGCCATTCCAGCAACCCCTAGTGTCACTGCATTTGTAGTTCTATATTCTCTTTTAATATATCCAGGGTGTATAAAACCACTTGCAGCTTCAACTAAAGTAGCGGTTGTGTCAAATTCTAATTTTTGTACAAACGTAGGATTAAGATACTCGCTATCAATTAACAGTTCTGAATCATCATTTATTATTCGTAGACCGTAGGTCATGGGTATCCTTATTTAACAAAAATGTATAGAACTGTGTCGTCATAATAAAAACTAGCGCTGGTAACACCAATAGCGCTGTTTTCTGTAAAAGTTATTCTGGGTATATTACTGACTACACCTACGTACCAAACATGTCCCCCGGGCCTAAGTTGCATAGGTCTAATAGTTCTACCTGTATACTGCGGAAATTCTACAACTGTTTGTAGACCCGCAGTACCACTTTTAGATATAGTATATGCTTGTCCAAAAACCCCACTTTTGGTGGAGTTTTGTAGAACTATTGTAGTGCCGTCAGCTTTAAATGTTTTTAAACCATATGCCATTAACTTAAATCTCCAAGCACAACTCTGCGGACTCCACTGGCCCATATTTCAATTTTATTATCAAACAAACGTATTCTATCTGCAGCTGATGTATTACCAATAGTTAAACGTATTGCGTCAATAGATCCAGTAGTAATTTTACCGCCATTAATGGTAGTTGAGTTGCCGTTAATATCTCCAGCGGCTCCTCCTACTTGTAAATAGCCAGTTAAATTTAAACGAGCTGCATCAATAGTGCCAGTAGTAATTTTACCACCACTAATTCCAGTAGTGCCGCTGTTAATATCTCCAGCTGCTCCGCCAACCTGTAAGTAACTAGTTAAATTAATACGGGCTGCATCAATAGTGCCCGTTGTAATTTTACCACCGTTAATACCTGTAGTGCCATTGTTAATATCATTAGCTGCATTACCAACCAGTAAATAACCACTTAAGTTTAAACGAGCTGCGTCAATAGTACCCGTTGTAATTTTACCAGCACTAATTCCAGTAACGCCATTATTTATATCTGTTGCAGCAGTGCCAACTTGAATATAACTAGTATCTAGTCTGTTTGCACTAATTGAACCAGTTTGAATTGATCCGCCATTAATTGTAGTAGTTGTATTTACAGAACCGTCCGCATTAGTACTACCAACCTTAAGTACTCCACTTAAGTCTAAACGATTTGCAGTAATTGTTCCTGTACCAATTCGGCCACCGTCAATAGTTGTAGTACCAGTATTACCTACAGAAGTGGCGGTTAAAACACCACTTAAATCCAATCTACCAGCAGCAATTGTACCTGTGGTAATTCTACCACCATCAATAACTGTAGTTCCAGAACTACCAAGATCAGCAGCGCTTAATTTACTAGTAACGCTTGCGGCAGTTGCTAAAGGTGTTGCTCCTGAGCTATAATTACTAAAAGTTACTATCCCGTTAAAATTAATACTTGCGCTTGGGGCAGTAATAGTTGCTGCTCCCGTTGCAGTGTCATAAGTAGGTTCAACAACTGAATATCTAGAAACCCATGCTTTAAGCGTGGTATCAGCAGTGCTTGGGCTTATAGGAGAATAATCCCATCCAGCAGTTAATGTATCAAATTGACCAGTACTAAAGTCATAATTTGATGCACTTGGAGTAAGAGGGGCCGTTGCTACTGCAGTTTGATAATATATGTATCCTGTTGCAGTTCTTGAGCCTGTGCTACCAACAGTTCCGTCAGTAATAACTGGTAAAGTTACTGTAGCGGTAAGTACGGTTGCTACACCAGCAGTAGTTTGACCTGTTGCTGTACAACTATAATTATTAGTACTTACTGTTGCGTAATCACCAACAGGTACAGTGTAACTATCTGAAGTAGCCCCACTAATATTTGTGCCGTTCTTTTTCCATTGGTAAGTAACTGTAGGACTAGATTTAAAACCTAGCGTAGTTGTTTGTAGTAAAATACCTGTAGTAGGATATAGCGTATTTGTATTGTCTTTTCTAAATACTGCACCATAATTACTAATTGTAAATGAAGGAGTTGCTGGTCCAATAGGGCCATCGTCAACACGGGGTAATGTTACACTAGCCGTTAGTACGGTTGCAATACCTGTAATACTTTGTCCTGTTGCAGTACAGCTATAGTTATGTGTAGCTACAGTTGCGTAATCAGCAACTGGTACAGTATAGCTATTTGAAGTAGCTCCTGAAATAATTACATCATCTTTTTTCCATTGATAGGTAACAGTAGGTGTAGATTTAAATGCAGCTGTTGTGGTTTCTAAACGGATACCTGCTGATGGATATACTGTTCCTTCAATGTCACGACGAAATACTGCTCCGTAATTACTAATAGTAAACGAAGGTGTTGCAGGTCCAATTGGACCGTCATCAACACGGGGTATTTGCACAGATGCAGTAATACTGGTAGAATTACCACCTAGATCAAGTCCAGTAGCAATTGACGTATATACATGACTAGTAGAATCTGCGTAATCACTAGCTGGAACTGTATAACTATAGCTTGTTGCTCCAATTATTGTTACATTATCTTTTTTCCACACAAAAGTTGGTTGTGGAGATGACCTAAATTTTGAATATCCACTATCAAGTACAATACCCGCTGCTGGATAGACCACACCATCTAAATCACGTCTAAATACTGCACCGTAGTTACTGATATAGTAAGTTGGTGGTACGTACGTAATAGGAATAGTTATTGTTTTAACAATAGGCGTAGTTAAGCCTGTGCCAGTTACACTTAGAGTTACGCCTACACCCGTACCGTTTGTTGGGTTAGGTGTAATAGTAATACTGGAGCCAGTACCTGTTGTTGGTGTTGCTCCAGTAATTGTCCAGGCATATATAGGATTAGTAATTCCTGCTATAACTGCTGTTAAAGTAACATTAGTTGGTGTAAAGGTTGTCTCATCACTTTTTACAAAACTAGTAAAACCTGAAATATCTACAATTTGTGAAGTAGCAGCTACTGGAGTAGCTGTTAGCTGACTAGAAATAGTAAATACTGCTTCTTCAATATCACTAATAAAGGCGTACTTAACATAATAAGGGGTACCAGCAACTAGAGATGTTAGATTAGCTAATTGTGTAATAACTATAGACAAACTTAAACCATCAAATACTTGATTAGGATTTGCGTTAGCAACTCCAAGTGCATTTAAAGTGTCTACAGGTGTAAAATTAGGTGTGGCTGAGCACCACACCTTTACTTTAATTAAGTCATCTCGAATATCGGTTGTTCTAATAGTATCGTACGGTTGGTCTAATTTTAATATTAACGAATTTACGCCCGCTGATAAGGTTCCTGCCATATTTATCCTTAAACAATGGTTTTAATTTTAATTAAAGCATATGAACTTGTAGCATTATAGTTATTGGTTGTATCCAATATTCTACATTCTACTTTATAGTCAATACCAGCTTCTGAAATACGAGGTATTGCTACTTTTTCCAAGTCCAAGTCGCCGCGCCCTTGGCTTAATACTTCAGGTATTACAGGTGTAGTATCCCACAAGTCTACTGTAGAAGTACTTTTATACAATCTATAAGCATAAGCTTGTAAGTTTGTAGGTTTATCTACAATAGTAGGAACTACTACAATATTAGTTTTTTCTAAGTCTATTGCAAGTGCTGGTGAAACACTAAAATTTTTGTTTTTGCCGTCATTGGTAAAAGCATAGTCAAGTGACCAAGGGCCACAAATTGTACGGTCTGCATTTGTATACCTAGCACGTACTTTATACTTTTTACCAGTAAGTAAATTAACAAACTCAAAAGTACTGTTATTTTTATCAGTAGAATAAAGAGTACCTGGGTTAGTATCCCAGCCTGCTACGCTACCTTCAATAATATCAAATTGTACACGAACAGCAACAGCTTGCAAATCGTTTGGATGTGTAAAAGCTACAACAGCTTTATTCTGATAAGTACCTGTTGCAATTTGATTACTTTGTGTACTATTACTAGTAATACTAGTAATAACGGGTACTTTAGTAATACTGTTTTGTACTAAAACAACGTTACTTTTAGATATTTTTGGATTATAAGTTAATAGTCCGCTTAAATTTGTTGTGTAAATTTCAGGTGAATAATCAACTAGGGTTAGTCGTGCACTGTAGTTATTGCTTGGTTCTACTGCAGTGACTATGCACTCTTGCACAGTATTAGTAGTTAAACCTATCATAAATAAGTTATCAGTTTTTACGCCATCACCTACCGCTATATTAGGAACTGTAATTGTACTAGTATATCCTGTAGTACCTATATAAGTAAAGTTTCTAGTTACACTACCGCTACCAGCAGTAGCCGTAATATTATTAGTTCTAATTAATATAGTATACTGAGTATTTGCGGTTAAATATACTGGCTCTGTTAATGTTAATATAGTTCCTGTTACTACATCATCTACTCCTGAACCTAAACGTCCGCTACCAATACCCCATTGTGGAGTACTATGAGTAACCTTTACTTTGTCGCCACGAGTACAAACTAAATTTTCAAAATCTACATTAACAGTATACGTTTCTGGACGTAGTTTAATTTGTGCAAAGTGCCAGCGCGCTAAACGTACGGCTTGGTCAGGATTAGTTACACCAGGTAAATTTATTTGTTCAAATAGGGTAGCACCAATTTTACCGTTTGCTGTTGTTGGGCCGTAACCATAATTATAAACAATAATCTCGTTAGCCTGATAAGCTAAAGTTTCATCATTTAAATTAATACGAAAAGCGTGAGGTAATACGGGTAATACTTTGGTTGATTCAAACCCCCAACTATTATGTTCAGTAAAATGCTGAACAGTATGTGATCGCTCTGTATCTATTACCACGCCCCATTTACCATCTATATATGTAGGGCTAGCTTTACCAGCAGCACAAATGTCACGTAGTGTATCCATTACGCTTTGAGTACTAGACACTACTCCATTATAGGCAAACTTAGGGTGATAAGTAGCAAATCCACCACCAGTCCAAGTACCTGTTGCGTAAAACCCTTCTCCTACATTATTAGAACCAGCTCCAATAGCCATCCAATTAGTAGTACCTGCAGTTTTAATAACATAATATGTACCCGTAACTAAACTTTCGGAACTTACGTCTTGAGGTATAGGGTTGCAGTAATTATGCCATGCAGTTAAACTAACAAGATCAATCTTGTCTGCTGTAACTTTGAAAGCATTTGCAGGGTGCATTAATACATAAGCAAACAAACTAGCAGGATTATTAGTTTCTCGTAAATTTTGCCAACTACCAGAAGTTCTATCATAATCCCAAGTAATAGTTTGAACCATGGCATTAACGCCATCTATTTGTCCGTTTACTTTACTACTACTTTGTACTCGTACGCCAGTTTTTGCTAAAAAGCAACCCGGTGGATTTTCCATAGGTAGTTTTAAACTGTCATACGCAGTAACGTTTGTTAAAACTGCTTTATGAAACTTTTTTTGGTCAGCTTCGTCTTCGGTTTCGTCAAAGTTTGTACGTCGAACTCGTACTTGATATTTAGCTCTTGTAAGATTTTCAACTGAATGTACCCAGTTAAAAGCATCTTTGCGTTTTGTAAACCAAGCACCTTCACCAAAAGTAAGAATAGTATTTCCAGAAGCCTGTACGTTAACCCCATTATTAGCAATATAAGTAATTCTAGCCGCTATACCTTTGTGCGAAGCTTGATTATCTACTCCATTTAATACAATCGCATGATACCCTGCTTTTAATTTAATTAAACCTTTAATGCTTTCAGCATCAAACCTAGTATCTTTAGGAATTTGTACTGCACGGACTCCTGCTATTAAAATTTCGCCTTGATCGTCTGCAGCGGCTTCTACTGTATAATATCCGCTGTAAGGAAAATAGACACTAGGTACTACATAGTTCCATGAACCGCCATACCCGCTTGCTGCTGGAGTAGTATTACTAGTACCCCAAACAGAATAGCTTGTTAAAAAAGGCCCCCAACTGCCAGGACCAAAGGCCTTAACAACTGCAGTGTCTACTATATTAAGAGTACTCCATATTTCTACTTCACCAGCAGTAAGGTCGGCTCCGCTAGCGTCTGCATACACTCGGCCTGATGTTATTTTAACGGTTTTAATTGCTGAACTACTATAGGTAACACCTTCTCCACTACCTGTTGTTTCTTGTGTTTCAATTACTTCATAAGTTAAACGGTCTTTGCCACTGTATGCTGCTATAGGATGTGGAGTAATCTCAGTAATTGTGCCGCTTTGACGCTGTTGATAAACTGTATATATTGGCAAATATCCAGTAGGTATTTGTGGTTGATAGCTTTTAGTGCCACCAGTACCTAGTAGAGAACTATACGCATTTTTTGCATACATTGCTTGTATAGGATCGGTAGCATTTAAACCTAGTTGATCAGTTACAGCTCCATCAAATCGTTGTACTCCTCCACCAGGAGACAAGCAAAAAGTCGTATAACGATATAAACTTCCTTCAAGTTCTGCGTCACCTGGGGGAAGCATTGTAAAAAGTTGATGTGCGGTAACATCGCCGGGTTTAAAACTATATATATTTAGTGCAGAGCTGGAATCTTCTTCTGGCCAAGGTAAATCGCTGGATTGACGCATTTGTATTTCAATACCACAACTAGTTGCACCTATTTCACCATTTTTAGTATTAATTTTACGCATGCCTTCTGGAAAAGAAAGCACAATATCTACTGCATCAGCATCTTGTGTTAAATCTACTTGCTGCCACTTTTTTGTACCGGAGTTACTAGCAGTTATATTACTAGCATTATTTGTTAACTCTAGGTTAACTTGTTTTTGTTGAACATCACGTCCATACTGATTGTTAAAAGTTCCGCCTATGCCGCCTGCTGCGTTTAATACATAGTCTCGTGCAAATCCATTAATAGTAATAGGTCTTGGCACAGACGCAGGTTCACCAAAATAAAAATCATCTATGGGCTTAGCGCCAATAGACAAATCTGTTATTGAAAGTGGGCCAAAACCCCAAACAACAGCAAGATTTAAAATGTTTGTTTCTGTTAATGACTCAATATAAGGAATAGCTCCTAAAGTACCTGTAAATCTAACTTTACCTAAAACAACGGGAATTGCTCCGTATGGGTTTGCTTGATTGGCTGAACCAGTGAATAAATTTAAGGAGTTAGCACTACCAGGATCGTTTGTTTTTGGTGGACGAATTGGGGCAATAACATTTTGTAAAACCATACTTGCCATTTGAACAGCAACTGCACCAATAAATTTTTGAGTAGCAACACTGGCTGTAGGTGCTATAAATTCCCCTGCTTCTAAGGGTATACCCGTTTGGGACATTATATAAAGTGCTGCAATTTGTATTATTAGACGTTTTGTTGAGTCACCTTCAACCGTGCTTTTATAGCTAATTTGTTGCCCTCTTTTTACAGTAGTAGTTTCCCACTCTGATTTAGGCACAACTATGCCGTCAATAATAATTACTATTTTACTTACTAATTCTGTGCTTACTGTATATTTAGAACGTATGAACTCTACAAAGTCACTAACAGTAGTTCCTTCTACTGTCCAGTCTCTGTATACGCTAAGTTTTAATGGATGTGGGGCTCCTACTGCTTGTATTTGTGACTGTGGAGAGTAGCTATAAAATCCTACAAAACGATTTTTCCATTTAATGTTGTTTAGCGATTCAATTACTGAATCACTGCCACGACGGCAGTGTAAAAACTTGTTGTCACCTATAAACACACCTACGTGCATAGGCTCACCAAAAATATTGAACAGACACAAGTCTCCAATAGTTGGTGTGGTAATCTCTTCCCAGTTATCTTTATAAAGATTAACTGCTTGGACAATATGCGGATCGGTTCCACCAATATACTCTTCAGTATAGCTTGGTAAATCTATTCCAAATTCGTCTCGATAAACCAGACGAGCTAACCCCCAGCAATCTACACCAATTTCAGTTCTGCCATTATCTAAGTAGGGTAACCCAACATATTTGTCATAATTCATTAGAATAATCCTGGGAAGTAACTAGGGGTAAAACTAAAGCTAGGAAATGGTTCAGTATTATAACTTACCATACCTAGGTTTAAACTAACGGTTTCGGCATTATATGTTGCCGATGTAATATAATAATCTTGTATCGATGCTTCTATATAATTAAGATTACTTGAGATAACTAGCTCTATTAAAACTTTAGTTCTTACTCTTAAATGATCTCTGATAACTGTTATAATTTCTGGAGTAACAAAGTTTAGGGTAATAGTACAATCCCCTGGCCCTGTTTCTTGATCGTTAGGTAAGTTTAGTGTCATAGGAACAAATAAGTATTCGTTTGAATTACTTATAACTCCATAGGCAATTTCATCATCTGTAGTAGAGGGCAGTCTTTGAGTATAATTATCACTTAATCTAATAGGCGTAGTTGCTGCGTTTGGGTCTGTTGATCCATTGGGATCATATACTGTTAAAAGCATTATAAGCTGTTCATCTGTTTCAGACGAAAACATTGCTTTAATAGCTGCGGGTGATAATTTACTTAGTCTGCTCATTATGGTAATATCTCAAATTTTAAGGAAGTGTTCCAATAACCTGGCGCTAAATACTGTAATTTAAAGAACTCTCCCTCACCACTAGGAACTATACGTACTTCTACGGTAGCGTTTGTACGTGGATGAGGAAAGCTAAATCGTTTAGTACCAAGTAAGGTATTTTTAATAAAATTTTCTAGCGTTGTGCATTGAGCAGTTGTTAGTATAAAAGATAAATCCATTGTACTAACACCTGTTCCTCTGCGACGCATTTTTGCAGGACCAGAGTCTGTGGCTGAACGTATAATATTTACGCCAATAGACTCTGAAAATCCTTTTTGCGGTACTTGTGGTAGTGCTTGTGCTGACCATGCTGGAATAGGCATACTTATCTCCTTGCTAATGCAGGTCTGTTGTTAAAACTACCTGCTAGTGATTGTTGTACCGGACTTCCTGGTCTTGCTACTTCGCCTGCAACCATATCTCCAATAATAACTTCAATTCGACGATTTCCACGTGAATCGGTAGTTTCTTTAGTAGTTGCTTTTTCATTTCCAAAATTATTAACAACCACGTCTACGTTACTACCACCATTGCCACCACGAACTCCAAGATTGCCGTTGCTGTCACGCTTTAGGGGCATAATAGCTTCGGGTCCTGCTTCACCCATTAATCCAGTACCTTGTGCAAATTTAAATAAGGTAGGTTGATCAACAACTGAATTAGTAAACATTCCGCCTTTGGCGTACATTTTAAGTCCCGCATCGTATACTCCGCCTTGTGCTGAAAGAGTTAGAGGCCCAATCATACTTTCTGGTAAAGGTCCTACAAAACTACTGCTACCTGGAACACCTACACCAGTAAGCATACCAAGCATGCCACTTAACCCACCAACTCCAGAAAATAGTGCAGACATTTGTGCGCGCATTTCAAATCTAATTAAATCCATCAACATTTGATCTACAAGACTTTTAAAGTCTAGTTTACCAGTTCTGGCAAAGTCAGCTAAAGCATCTCCCATACTTTGAAAACTATTCTCTACAATCTTAGAGAAACCAGTCATTTTACTGCCAAGCTTTTCGTTTAAGTCAACGGCATTCAGTTTTTGTGCGTTAGTAGCTGCTAATGCTACGCTTTGACCATTTATAGACCTAGTCATCTCATCTATTTCTTTACGCTCTTCAGTTGCTACAAAAATTCCGTCAGACTCAATATCTTGCTTTCGTTTTTCAAGTATAGATCTTTGTTCTATTAGCTTATCTACCTCGGATTGTCCTTGTGCCGTCTCTCTAGCTATTCGACCTCTGTCTAAATCTGCTTTTTCTTTGACAGCGTCGAAGCTAGTAACTAAACCAAGTTCTTTTCTATAGTTCAACTCGTCTTCTGCTTGTTGGCTTTGGGCATCTGCTGTAGTTTTCTTAAATCCTGCTAGTTTCTGTTCTAGGGTAAAGCGTGCTTCTAATAACTTTAATTGGTCTTGTAAACCTTTGTTGTCTTTTTCTTTTTCTTGTCTCTGAGTAACTAGTGAGAACTCTGTTCGTTTTAAAGCAATGCTTTGAGTGTTATCTCTATTTTTTTCTTGTTCAAGTTGTGCAATTTCATCTGTAATCTTTCTCAGTTCAAGTGCAAACTTGTTTTCTTGCTTTTTGTTTTCTAGGCTGGCGGTCGCAAGAACATTTTGTTCTGTTGAAAAACCAACTAAATTAGTAAGTATACTTAGTCTAGATATATCTTGGTCAAGCAGTGCTTCATTAAATGCATTTAATTTACTTGCAACTTCAAATTCAGCTGTTTTAATTCTAAGTCTGTCTGATATAGGTTTGTTATCGTTTTCGACTTTTTGACGTTCTCTAACTTTGTCTAATAAACCTTGCTGAAATTCAGCTTCTTTTGTGCCATCTTCAGTATTAAGTTTTTCAGCAATAGTAATAGCTGTAGTATAACCTTCTATTTCTTGTAACTGCTTATTTTTTAAAACTGTATTTTCTAAATCTATTTTTTCTTGTGTTCTTTGAGCACTGTTAAGTGTATCAATACTAGCTAAAATATCAAGTCCGGATTGCTGCTGTTGAAGAATATCGTTTCTAAGATTACGTTCTTTGTTTAGATCTTCTAATTTACCTAGGGCAGATGTTCGTCTGCCTTCAATAGTATTAGCTACGCCTTGTGCGGCGGTTGTTGTTCGGTTAGCTTCTTGTGCTGCAGTTTCTCTTTGAACTTTCATAAAACGCTGTTTTAAATTTGCATTTGCTAGCGGATCATCACTTGTAAGCATGCTGTTTAAATTATCAGTTTTTAGTTCGCCTTTGGCTACTTTCTCCATAGCTTGTTTAAAGATACCTGCTGCTCGTAATTCTGATTCTCTTGCTGATATTGCTATTGCAGGGTCGCCATCTTTTTGAGACTTAGCTAATGCCATTGTGGCATTACTTTCTTCAATTGTTGCAGTTAGTAGTGTATTACTTGTTATTAATTCAATATTAGATTGAATTAAGTTCATTTGAATCTTTATCTCATCC